CGGGGATATGTGAGTTTCTCCTAGGTAACCTCTTTCCAGGGGGTGTGTATTCACATTCCCTGGCATTGGGTGTTACGGAAGAATTGCATGGTTTGGAATCTTCATTGATTCCTTATCATCCCAATTTGTATTTAGATGCTGAGAGTGACGATCTTAATGATCCAGCTCTATGGTACAGCATTCAAGATCGTAGAATCTGTATAGATCTACAACGAAGCCTTAAAGCTGTCGTACTTTTGTTTTTAGCAACAAGAATACCTTCAGTCCAGGCTTCAGGTTTTGATAAAACTACTTACACTTGGAACGATTTATTGCCATATTTTTTATTGACAATTGGATTATCTGTTGGGTTGTCATTGTTCGCTGTTTTCTTCGGGAAACGGTTAAGCGTCGCGTTCTATCGAATCGTGATTCTTAATTTTCTCCATATGCTGAAAGCGATACTATGGTTTCCCTTTTCCAGTTGTTACATGGCCTATCACTTTGTGATGGTCATGACCCTTGGTTATCGGACGGGCTACCAACCCCCCGATGATCAAGTTATATGTACTGATGAATACGAAGAAGCCGATATTTTAGAAGTACGTAAGACAGCCTCTGGTAAGCAATATTTAGTTCTTGCTGGGGGTGTTACTTACGTAGCTAAATTCACTGAACGATCTAGTCAGTTCGAAATGGCTCAATCTGGCAGCGTGCTATCTCATAGCGTGCATCGACCAGTTGGAGTTATTATCGCAACTGATAACAAGGTTAGTACTATAGTTGGAGGTTTCTTTAGAGTTAAAGATTATCTTGTCACAGCACTGCATGTGGCGGAAGTTATTAATAGTCGTGAGACTACATTCTGCTATGCAGGTGTTCTAAAGGAAAATAATCGTTCAATTATAGGTAAATACTATTCGCTCGACAGGGAAGACTTTGATATTAGCAAAAACGTTATTCAAACTTCAGTTGTAGATTGCTTTGCGATTAAGAAAACTACAAAGTTTTGGGCTCTGTTAGGTATAACAGCGCCGAGTTTCTCGCATTCTCATTGGAATCAACCAATTACCTCTGTTGGTATTCGGGATAAAGTTCTTGTTAGTGCGACTGGCACGACTAGTCGCCACTCCAAACTATACATGCTGAAACACCAGGCCACTACTCATAAAGGGTTCAGTGGGTTCCCGATGTTTCACGGTAAAAGCGTTGTTGGTATGCACATAATTGGAGCTCCTGATTCTAATGAAATGTTGAGAATCGAGACGATTGTAGCTCTTTTGCCTCGGGCTGAGACGGATATCCCCTATTATGGAGAGTACGTTAAGGGTAACCGAGCCGTATCAGGTAAACTGATGCAAATGGAAGAGTATTTTGGTTATAAGGTAGAGGTNGATGATGAAGGTCGAGTCAATTTCAGAGATGGAAAAGCTTTCGCCTACGCAGGTGTAAATGCTAATGACATTGATGAGGGCTGGGAACCTGAAGATCTNCCTATAGGTAACGCTGGGAAATATATTGGTAGCCATTCTCAAATGGATGGCGCTTACGAACATGGCCTAGTGCTAGGAAAGGTGACGGACACGCCGGAGCCCTGTAAAAAAGGTAAGACTCCCGTACAGACTTTGCCATCTCCTATCGTTACTGAAAAACCGCCACAAATACTCGAGCAACAAGAGCTCATGGCCGATGACATTGAAGATTATGGGTTTCATTATCCGATACCAGTACCTCCTCCACGCATCAAACCGATGAGTAGCATGACGACGGACACGTCGGAGCCCCTTAAAAAAGGTAAGTCTCCCACACCGATTAATGCGAATAAAGTTAAAAAACAGGGGAAAGGTAAAAGGCCGGAANATGGAGAAATTTTAATCGAACCTACAAACGGTATACAACGTCTTAANGACCTAATGCCCACGAAAGTCCCTCGTTTGCGGAAAGCTAATGAGGAGACAACACTCTACTTNGATTCTAAAAAGTATGAATTGTCTAGTCTCGGTTACGAGCCTGGCAAGTATGTGTGGCCTAGACTCACTGAGACAGCTGAAGAAGTCTCCATTTGTAAGCATCTGGAATTGTATCATAAAAGATACGACAGTATAGCTCCGAATCTTGTTAAGAAGAATCCGGGGGTTAGGAAGATCTTAGCTAGAATGCTTAAGTGTTTAAACTTTGAAGCTCCTCTTAATTATAAAAATCCTGAACGATTTGTTGAAATTATCAATTCAAATATGATTAAAGAGTCCAAAAGTGCTGGCTATCCTTATTGTGCTGATGGGTTACCTAATAACCAAAGTGTGTTAAGAGAATATCATAATTTTGAGAATCTCGTCACTAAGTTTTGGGATGATCCATTAATTTTGAGAACCTTTAATAAAGGTGAACCTCACAAAGCTAATAAGGTTCAGTCAAACATGTTAAGAATTATAGCGGGCTTCCCTCTACATAAAACTATCAAACATATTGCTCTTTTTGAGCCGGTAGCTGCCAAAGCTATCGAAACTTGGTTAGAATCTCCAATCAAGTACGCTTATAGTCCGTTAGTAACTCGAGCAAATCAACACATTAAGGATTGGTTTGAGCGATCGAAACAAATATGGCAAAGTGATAAAACTAATTGGGATTTTAACATGTTTGATAGATATTATGACTATGCTGCAGATTTACTTGTGGATGTTGCGCAGAGACCTAGTGATATGACAGTCGCTGAGTTTGAGAACTATTGTGTTGAAATTAGAAACGCTTTCAAGGAAGTAGCTAATGGCTCTTATGTATGTTCAAATGGTAAGCAATTTAAGTCTCACCATGCTGGCATCATGAAGAGTGGTTGGTATCTAACCATTTTGGTGAACTCAATATCTCAGTTAGCCTTTCATATTGAATGTTGTCTAGAGGCTGGTATGACAGAAGATCAAATAGTTAAATCTATCATTATTTGTGGTGGAGATGATGTGGTTCAGGAAGCCCTGCCAGTCTCGAAAGATAAGTATATAGCTGCTGCTGCTAAATATGGTCTTAAGTTAGAAATAGATGTTATCAATAATAATTTTGATGGTGTTGAATTTTTCTCTCATAAGTTTAAAACTATTGGTAGATCAGCTACTGCTATCCCTACGAGATTCACTAAACATATTGAGAATCTTAAACGATCCGTTCCTAAAGAAGTCGGTTCAGCGTTAATTTCATTAATGTCTGAATGGATATGGGATGATGTTCATTATGATTTCTTTCATGATATGTATATGGATCTTCGTAAGACGAATGACGAAGGTTTCGATTTGAAGTATATTCCAAATAAATTGGACTTGAGGTCGCATTTAGATGGTTCCGAAGGTGGTGGTTGGCAGAAAAATGCTTTCTGGCTTAAACAACTACACAGGACCATACTGGAGCGATGGTAAGGTCCAATCGAGTGTGGAGTTTGGTTCAACGCAACCTGGGTCTGCTCTTGACGCGCAGAGTAGACTACATGATAGCGCGTACGCTCATTACGATGATTTAGGCCATAGAATGGCGGCTGATGAAATTTATTATAATCAAACCAAAAACTTGGGTTTGACCGCAAAAATTGCAGGTTCTGCAGTTGAATACGGCAATCAAGCCATAAGGTCTGGTACTAATTTATTGCAGAAAACCTACACCTATGGTCCTCTTGGGTTCGTAGTAGGCGCAGTACAAAATACATATAATCTTTATGATTATATGCTTAACCAAGAGAAATATAAACAAGATGTTCAATCTTATTATAAAACTGATCCAGGCTATGTTAATTATAGTCCATTGGTTAATAATGGGTTGGCGTCTAGCGAAGAACTTAGTAA